ACACAAGAAAACTAGACGATGCTTTTTGGAAACTACAAAATGAATTTAATTTAGGAGAAAAATAATGGGAAGATATTATCACGGAGATATTGAGGGCAAGTTTATGTTTGGAGTTCAGAGTTCAACGGATGCTGATTTCTTTGGAGTGGAGGGCGAGGCAACTCACTTATCTTACGGCTTTAATGCTGAAGACTTACCTAAAGTTGAAGAGGGTATCAAGGAATGTGAGGGTGTACTAGGAGAATACCTAGAGCATATTGATAAGTTCTTTAAAGAGAATGATAGTTTTAGTAGTGAAAGATTAGCTAAGTATTTAACTGAATTACTAGGTAAAAATGTTACTGAAGAAAATACAAGGTTTAATCTAGAATGGTATGCAAGACTTGAACTCGGCAGAGAGATCAGGGATTGTGTAAAAGAAAATGATTACTGTGGCTTTGAGGCTGAACTGTAATGCCTAAGTATGTTGTAGTTGTTTGTCTTCACGAGAGTAGAGAATACCTCGTGGAGGCATCGAGTATCGAAGAGGCAAAAGATAACTATGCCGACTTTGATTATGAAGAAACAGTAATAGAAGAAAGTATTGTGCAAGTGGAGAAATTATAATGGGCGAGTATGAATGTTGGGATTGCGATAAGAAATTCCATTTAGAAGAACCACCATATGATGGGCGAGAAATTTGTTATGAATGTAGAGAGGAAGAAAAAAATGGACAATGATATATATGAAGATTTATCAGACGGAGAAATATTAGATATGATATTTGATAGGTTTGATATTGATCAGTCAAATTTCCAACCGATCTTCAGACCAACTGAAGAACTGTTTAAAAAAATAGATAAGTTATTGGAGGTTACAAATGGATAAGTATAAAAAATATTTAGCTGATGTTTTGTATCAAGATGCACTAGCAATGAATAGATCAGAATTACAAGATGTATCTTTTTATGGAGAAGAAACAACTGATAAATGGACACTTGAAAATTTACAAATTCAATTTGTGAAAGATCAAATGGAATTTTATGAGAGTGATAATCTTGATCATCAAGTTGAAGAAACATGGGAGAAGATCAATGGATAAAGAAGTAGAAGATTACATAAAAGATATTCCTGACGATACGATCTTAATTGAAGTTCGAGGAGGGATGGTAAGTGATGTTCACAATGATTCCAATGGATATATGTTATTCGATTGGGATTCTATTGGAGAACAAGACACTATGGATTTTCATAAAGAAGTTTTAAAAAAATTATTGGAGAGATAAATGGATAATCCTACAGAAATAAAAAGAAGAGGCTATTTGTCTTTCTTCAAGGATGGAGTTGCAGATGCCTTGTTACATGGAGATGGCATGGATGAAAACAAAAGATCATCTGCTTATTATAAACAAGGATATGATTTTGGTTTAACTATGTATTCTGAATTAGATGGTAAGGATTGGGAGGCAGATCATGAATAGAGATCATATAGATTTATGTAGTGGGATAGGAGGCTTTCCTCTCGGATTTTCATGGAGTGATTTACAAACTGATTTAAAATTACTTTGTGATAATGAAGAATGGTGTAGAAAAATATTAGCCAAGAACTTCCCAAATGTACCAATAGCAAATGATGTAAAGGAAATTGCAAATGACCCAAGAAAATTTATTCAAAGAAAGCCGTTCATCCTCTCAGGTGGATACCCTTGTCAGCCGTACTCAGTCGCAGGACGTAGGGACAAAGAAGACCCTCGTAGAATCTTTCCGTACATCCATAGCATTGTTGAACAAACAAGACCCTCTTGGTGTGTTTTCGAAAATGTATATGGACACTTCTCAATGGGACTTGACGAGGTTCTCGTTCAAATGGAAACCATTAATTACGCAACACGGACGTTTATCGTTCCGTCTAGTTCAATCGGAGCTTTACACAAAAGGGACAGAATTTGGATCATCTGCAAAGACTTGGGCGACTCCGAACACGATGGATCATTTACCTCCGAGGTCGGAGGAGGCAACACGGAAACTTCAGAACGGACACCGAAAGGGCAGAAAACGTCCGAGCAATCTCAGGGAGCAAGTCGATCCGAACACAGTCAAACTATATCCAACTCCGAGAGCCTCGGACGTAGAGGGGGGGATGGCGAGCAATGTGGAGATCAACAACGGCAGATTCTCGAGGACGAACAAGGACGGAGTCAGATGGGGAGTGAAGTTGAGGGATGCCGTGAATCACATGGAAACCTTTCCGACTCCAAGAGCGAGCGAATACAAAGACTGTGGAGCAGTTGGGAGCAAGAGTCAGATTCACATGGAGAAGAGATCGTATCTATGTGCGAAAGTCAAAGATCCCCAACAACCATCTGGAAAACTGAACCCGATGTGGGTCGAGTGGTTGATGGGTTACCCAAAAGGGTGGACAGAATTAAAGGACTAGGCAATGCGATAGTCCCTCAGAATGCTATGATGATAGCTAATGCAATTCATAGGAGTATGACCGAATATTAGTTAGGTGGTTGGTGACACTTTCTCAGTTGGTGCGAAGATAGAATATCGTTTAACCTAAATGCCGTAGATGTCATGTATCAATTTTTCCACAACATAATTTGGATTGATATATGGGCAATGCTTGTTGCCGTAATATGATTGAGTAAAATCTACGGAAATCTATCACCTTATATACTTTTATAGGAGGGTATGTATAATGGAAATAAAAAGGAGAATCTAATGGAAGAGATTCATTTACAAGAAACTCAATTGGAGCATGAGCCTATCATCAAGGAAGAAGTTACATGGGAACAAGCCGTGCAAAAGATTGAAACTATTATAAACGATTTATGTAACGAATATGATAAGGATGGACATCCTTACTATTCAGAGTCATTAAGAAAACATTGGAGAAGAATTTTGAAAGGATAGTTATGTTTAAAGTTTTAATTATAGCTTGTAGTATAATGCCTTTTCCTAGAGGCGAGTTACTAGAAACAAAATGTTATTCGGTTGTTGATCAATGGCAACCCACCATTCACGGATATGAAACGAGGCAGCAATGTGAAAATAGATTGAAAGTCATTACAAATTCAATTAAAAAAAATTTTCATTTAATTTATTTAAAAAAATATAAATGCATTAAGTCGCAAGATAGGGAAAGAATATGAACTGTATTAAATGTAATGGCACTACGTCTGTTTTAGATAGTAGACGACAAGAAACATCGGCTATTAAAAGAAGACGTAAATGTGGTGCTTGTGGGCATAGGTTTAATACAATAGAACAAGTGTTAACAGAGGCAACTGTCGTAAAAACAGTTGTTGTAAAAGAAACAGTAAAGATAAGTAAACCTAAAGTAAAACCTCGTGATACATTTGATGATCCGTTCGATGATCCAAATTATTTAGAATCGTTGAGTGATTACGAATTAGAAGAATTAATAGGAGGATAAGAATGAAATCGAGTACTAAAAAAATGTTAAAGAGTGTAAGTAAAAAAGATTATGTATTAGCAGGAAATGATTATACGAAAGTTGATCCTCATTATATAGTGCTTTACACTAACGTAAAAAAGGTTGTTAGAGTGAATGCAGTTAATGAAGAAACTGCAATCGAGCGAGCATTAGCTAGAGAAATAGATAAGAACACTTGGAAACACATGGGATATCAGTATATTGATACTGATTATGATATGGTTGAGGAGAAAGATTATGAGGCTCATAAGCAGATTAATAAAGAGGTTCGAGGATGAGGCAATTGAGTTTGCATCAGCAGGAATGGAAGAAGAGGCACAAGACGCAAGAAGATTAGCTAGTAAATATACTGAGATGAAATACAATGGTCACACACATTCACTAAGATCGGAGATAAACGACAAATGGAAAAAGAAACAAACTACGAATGGTCAAAAGAAGAAGACTTAAAAACACATTGTGCACCTCGTTGTCCGAGATGCCAAGGTAATTTACAAACTATGGAAGTGCATGGACACGAACAATGTGTCTTATGTCATGCCGTTATAGAGGACTGTTGCCAAGGTGCTCAATTAAAATGAGTGACAATGTGATAAAATTCCCATATAAAATGAGGAGAACAGTCAAACCCGTATCTGTAGTATGCGAAATGGCTGCGGAACAATTTGAACAACTTGTCATCATGGGGCAAAATAAACAGGGTCAAGTTCAAATGATAACAACATTAGCAGACCCTGCTGATATCTTGTGGTACATGGAAGCTGCAAGGTTTGGAATCATGCAAGGATTAGAGGAGGACGAAATCTATGAGTAAGGATAATGGAAAAGAAAAAATACACTCTATCAATAGAGATAACATCATCAACTTTCCCAAATCATCCCCATCTGGCAATGGTAGTCGCAAGAAAGATGTGGAGCCTGGGCCACGATACACAATCAATTTCGAACCAGATTGGGACGGATGGGAAGACGATCCAAAAGATAGCAAAACTTGAGGGTTGGAAGAGAGAGAAACGTAATTCTCTTGAGGGTTGTGGTGGATATTGGGGACCTTTCTTAACAACGGAAGAAGAAAGAGAACTGCCCGAACATGATTGGAGTGGGACGGATCATCCTGATGCTATCAAATCTGAAGATAAATATAGAGAAAAATTTAACGAGAGTTATTCAGCACCATCAACTCTCGCATGGATAGAGGACACTTACAAATGAATTTTATATATAAAACAAAACCATATGATCATCAAAGATTAGCTTTAGAAAAAAGTTACAACAAACAAAATTATGCATACTTCATGGAGATGGGATGTGGTAAATCGAAAGTTTTAATAGACAATATAGTATGGCTTTATCAAAACGGACAAATAGATACTGCCGTAGTAGTCGCTCCGAAAGGTGTGTACAGAAATTGGCAGGAGAATGAAATACCAACTCATATGTTGGACGAAATAGATAAAGAAGTTTATTTATGGACTCCGCAGCCAAACAAAATTCAAAAGAAAAGATTGGTTGATGGAGCACATGCAAGAGGTGGTCTTAGAATTCTTTTAGTTAATGTTGAGGGATTTGCTACAACAAAAATGAAAAACTATATAGAGTTCTTTACTAAAGGGTCACAGTTTTTATTGGCAATAGATGAATCCACCACTATAAAGAATCCTAAAGCTAAGAGAACCAAGGCTCTAATATCTTTTGGTCTATCAGCTAAGTATAAGAGAATACTGACCGGATCTCCCGTAACAAAGTCTCCAATGGATTTGTATTCGCAATGTGGTTTCATGAGCAAGGATCTGTTAGGTCACGATTCTTTTTGGTCTTTCCAGGGAAAATATGCAATCTCAAGAACACAGAGAATGGGTGCTCATTCATTCCAACAAATAGTTGGGTATAAAAATTTAGATGATTTATCTGAAAGACTACATACTTTTTCTCATAGAGTTACAAAAGCAGAGGCATTAGATTTACCTCCTACCATATATGCAACTCGTGAAGTTCCGATGACGAGTGAACAGTTGAGACATTACAAAAGTATCAAGGACGCAGCGATAGCTTTACTTGACGATGGTCAGTTGGTTTCAGCACCTGCCGTTATGACTCAGCTATTGAGACTACAACAAGTATTATGTGGTCACACAATGACGGATGACGGAGATTTAGTGGAATTCAAAAGTCATAGAACGGATGCCATGATTGAAGTCATTGAGGAGATGAATGGTAGTGTTATAATTTGGTCAAGATTTAGATACGACATATTGAAAATAAAATCTGAATTACAAAAAGCTTATGGTCGAGATTCTGTTGTTACTTTTTACGGAGATACTTCTGAGAAAGATAGACAGATCGCAGAGCAGAGATTAAATAACGGAGATGCTAGATTTTTTGTAGCGAATCCTCAGACGGCAGGTCGAGGACTTACATTAAACAAAGCAAGTAATGTTATTTATTATGCCAATGATTTTAATCTAGAGTCTAGGATACAATCAGAGGCAAGGTGTCACAGAATAGGACAGAAGAACACAGTTCTTTATGTTGATCTCGTGGCGAAAGGAACAGTGGATGAACATATTGTTAAAAGTTTAAAAGCTAAGAATGAATTATCAGCTAGATCTCTTGGAGAAGAATTAAGAGAATGGTTGAAATAATTATCTTTGACACTATATGTGGTATGTAGTATCTTCCACTAAGTTAATGGATTTAAAAGGAGTATATAATGGATCCCAACAAATGGAAATCAGTAGCAGTATCTATTGATGTTTACGAAATGTTAAAAGATTTAGCCGAAAAAAATGAAAGGAGTGTAAGTAGGCAATTAGCACACTTAGTCAAGCAAGTGGCACAACAAAAAGAAGCAGCTTGACAAACACTATGATTGTAAAGTAAAACAATTATTCAATCCCGAAGGGGAAAAACTTTATAACAGAAAGAGGTTATTATGAGCGATATGTATGCTCTATTTGAAAAGGAAAAGGTCGATGCCAATAAATTCGACAATGTAGATAAGGAGGGAGCCTCAAGGTTATCTAATCTTATCCGACAATCTATTCAAATCCAAAAAGAAATCGAGGATGCTGAACAGCACCTCAAGGATTTGAAATTCAAAAAAAGAAAAGTGAATGAAGAAGACATACCTATGCTTATGGAGGAAATGGGCATGGATAGTCTTACTGTGGATGGTCACAAGGTTACTATAAAACCTTTCGTTCATGCTCGCATATCTGAAGATAAGAGAGAGCAAGCTTTCAATTTTCTAAGATCTGTGGGTGAGGCTGACATCATTAAGAATGATGTTACTGTGTCGTTTTCTCAAGGAGAAGATAATGTGGTGGGTGCAGTTGTAGACGACCTACGAAAGAATGGATTTGATCCTATTCAGAAAACACACATACATCCTATGACTTTGAAGTCCTGGGTTAAAGGAAGAATCGAAAGTGGTGGAGAATTAGACTTCGAAACTTTCGGTGTTTTTGTCGGTAATGAAGCTAAGATAACAAGGAGTTAAAAAATGGCTAATACACAAGTACAAGAGAAAAAAGAAAACTTACCTGCTAATCTCATGAGCGAATTATCTGAGTTTGCAGGAGAGGGAATGGATTCAATTGGTGCAGACGATATGCAGATTCCATTCTTACGTTTAATTCAAACTACATCACCTCAACTTAATAAGCAGGAATCTGTTTATATTAAAGGTGCTAGTGGTGGAGATTTATTCAACACTGTGACCGGAGAATGTTGGGATAGTGAAGAGGGTGTCTATGTTATACCATGTGGATACACTCTGAAGTATCTTGAGTTCCAACTAAGAACCGAGGGCGGAGGATTTATGGGCGAGTTAAAAAGTAATGACCCTGCAATCACTCAAACTCAAAGAGATGGTGCTACTGAATTACTACCATCAGGTAACGAGTTGATTCGTTCGGCACAACATCTTGTCATGCTTGTAGACATCAAAACCGGTGCTACACAGACGGCAATTTGTGACATGAAAAAGACACAGTTAAAGGTGTCTAAGAAATGGAATACCATGATGAAGATGGTACAGTATTCAGGTCCCAATGGCTTGTTCAATCCTCCTATGTGGGGAACTGCGTGGAAGTTAACTTCTACACAAGAGAGCAATGACAGAGGATCCTGGTACAATTTTGCAGTTGAGAAAGTAGATCCAACCTTGCTCCCCCAAGAGGCTTTCTTATCTGCAAAAGCTTTCTATCAATCGTTTAGATCTGGAGAGGTAAAAACTCAGGCAGGTACGGCTGATGAAGTTATAAACGTAAGTTCAGAGAAAGAAGAACTACCGTTTTAACTATTTGGGGCGATGAACATCCTCCCTTTGTCGCCCCAATTCACTAGGGGAAAAGCATGAATATAAACGAAAAGTTCATGGCAGCATTTGAAGGGTTTAGTGCGGCACATGGACAGACAAAAATATCAGAAGAAAGAAGAGCCGGTAAGCAAAAGGCTCACTCTTTCATCGTAAGACAACCCTTAACTCTATCTTTGATAGAGGGACACATTAATGGATTCAAAGGTGTTGGATCTATTCCTATTTCAGAAGAAAACAAATGCAAGTTTGGTGCTTTGGATATTGATCAATATCCTTTGGATCTTGTTGCATTAGATAAAAAAATTAGAAAATTTAAGATACCTGCCGTTGTATGCAGAAGTAAATCAGGTGGGGCACACATATTCTTTTTCTTTAAAGAATGGATTGGTGCAGGAGAATTTAGAGACAAAGCCTCTGAGATATCTTCTATTCTTGGATTTGGTAACTGCGAAATATTTCCAAAACAAGAGCAGGTTCTAGTTGAAAGAGGAGATGTAGGTAACTTTATTAATCTTCCATACTTCGATTCAGAACAAACTATGCGATATGCCATAAAGAAAAATGGGGAAGAGGCAACCTTGGAAGAATTCATAGAGTTGCAGGAAAGCAGAACTGTTCTACCAAAAGATTTTTTATCGTTAGACTTTGGTGGTTCTTCAGATCAATTCAAAGAAAGTCCTCCATGCATATCAACTATGGCAAAGCAGGGGATTCCAGAGGGTGGCAGGAACACCTCAATGTTTAACGCAGCGGTAATGTTTAAAAGAATGGATCCTGATAATTGGAAATCATTACTTGAAAATTTTAATATTACTTATTGTACTCCACCTTTACCTGCGTCTGATATTGTTACGATACAAGGACAGATGGAAAAGAAAGAATACTTTTACACTTGTGATCAACAACCCTTGTGTTCTTTTTGCAATAAGTCTTTATGTAAGACAAAGAAATATGGCATAGGTAATCAAGTTCAAACGATGGATATAAGTGGTCTATCGGTTGTTCTATCAGAACCTAGAGTTTGGTTTGCTGATGTAGAAACAAGAAGATTGGAGTTATCCACAGAGGATCTACAAGTTCCTTTGAAGTTTCAAAGACAATGCATGGAGCAATTAAATTATATGCCTCCGGTTATGAAGAATAATGATTGGCAAGCTTTGATTAATTCTTTGTTAGAAAATGTAAATGAAATAGAAGTTCCCGAAGAGTTGACATACAAGGGTCAATTTCTTGAACTACTTGAGAACTATTGTACCGGAAGAGTTCAAGCACAATCAGCAGAAGAGTTGTCTCTTGGTAAACCTTGGACGGAAGAGAGTAAAACTTATTTTAAGTTAGATTCACTCATGCAGTTTTTAAGAGCCAAGAAGTTCGATAGCTATAGTCGTGGTCAGATACAAGAAAGACTTAAAGAATTAAATGAGAATCAAATAGCTAATGGTGCTAAGAACTTTAAGAATACAAAAGGCGAGTGGAAAAGCATAAGAGTCTGGTGGATTCCTGAGTTTGAATCAGAGGTTCAAGTTCCGAGTATCGAGGTTCAAGAAGAAGAGGAGGTGCCATTCTAATGGAAGTATTAGTAGCTTTTTGTATTGTATTAGTTGAAGCACCTAGAATTGATGGTGGTAAATCTATCTGTAATTTCTGGAATCCTGGTGTTGAGTTTAAAAGTAGACAAGAGTGTATGGCTGACAAAAAACTTATAGAAGATTATGTGGTTGATGAAGCTTGGAAACTTTATCCAAAGGCAGTCAGAATATACGCAAAAGGATTGTGCTTTGATGACAAATAGATGGGCAAGAGCAAGAGAAAGAGCAAGAGATTACGTCAATCAAATAAAACTAGAAAGAGGATGTGAGATGTGTGGATACAATGAAAAATCCTCAAACTTACAATGGCATCATGTTATTCCAGAAATGAAATACAAAGCTGTAGCAGAAATAGTAAGTGAAAATAGAAGTATAGATTTAATAGATAAAGAAATTGAGAAATGTGTATGTGTGTGTAAAGCATGTCACGGAAGATTGGAGATGTAATGGAAACGACAATATTTGGACCACCAGGGACGGGAAAAACAACTAAGCTTATATCTATTGTTCAAGAAGAAATAAAGAATGGAACACCACCTGAGAACATAGGCTTTGTTTCTTTTAGCCGGAAGGCTGCAGAAGAAGCAAAAACTAGAACAATAGAAAAATTAGGTATTAGTGATGACAGACTTGTTTGGTTTAGAACATTACATTCATTGGCTTTTCAATGGTTGGGGATTAGTCGAAAGGATGTTTTGTTTGGCAATGATTATACAAGATTAGGAGAACTTGTAGGTTTAGAATTTTCTGCTAATTCATCACTAACTTTGGGTGACGGCACATTGTTCACGGCTGGTAAAGGAGGAGATGCTTATCTTGGATTAATTCAAATGGCTCGTGTTCGGGGTGTAAGTTTAGAACAACAGTTCAGTGATACAAATGACCGTAGGATGAATTTTCAACAAGCCAAAGTAGTTGAAAAAGCATTACATGATTATAAGAAAGCCATGAAGAAACGAGACTTTGTTGACATGATCCAAGATTTTATAGATCAAGGCGAAGGTCCAATTTTAGATTTATTAATAGTGGATGAGGCACAAGACCTAGTTCCTATGCAATGGGACATGGTTAAAAAAGTTTTAGTTCCAAGGGCAAAGAAAACTTTTTATGCAGGAGATGACGATCAATGTATATATTCTTGGATGGGAGTGGATGTTAAAGACTTTTTAAATGCTAGTTCTAATAAAATTATATTAGATCAATCATACAGAATACCTTTACATGTGCATGGCATAGTAGAAAATTTAGTGGAAAGGCTCTCTAACAGACAACCTAAAGTTTGGCAACCCACCACAAAAAAAGGTTCCGTTGTGTGGCATTATGATATGATGGATGTAGACCTAAGAACCGGAGAGTGGTTGATCCTTGCAAGAACGAATTACATTGCTAATAAAGTTGCTAACAAACTTAAAGAAAGTGGATACCTCTTTTGGAAAGAAGGTTCTGGTTGGTCTATTTCCCCAAATGTACTTAACGGAATAGAGGTGTGGAATAAGATATGCAAAAATCAACAATTGTCTATAAGCGAATGGAAGAGTTTTTCGAAGATAACACAGCCTCATGTGTTTACCAAACATGGAAAAAGAGTGTTAACTTCTTTAGACCCAGAAAAACTATATTCAATAGAACACATGGGAGATTGTCTAAATGTGTCAGCGGATACACATTGGAACCAAGTGGTAAAAGTATCGGACAAGGAGTTGACTTACATCAACTCAGTGAGGAAGAGTGGGGAGAAGATTTGGAACGGTTCACCAAGAATCAAAGTATCAACGATCCATAAGGCAAAAGGTGGTGAGGCAGACAACGTCCTACTTATGCTAGAGTCGTCAAGAGCATGTGCAGAAAGTCCTGATCAAGATTCCGAGATTAGGACTTTTTATGTAGGGGCAACAAGAGCAAAACAAGAATTACACATTGTAGAATCAAGTAAAGATAATGGATTTAGATTATGAAAAAAGACAGAAAATATTTTTTAGACGAGGCAGAGAAACTAATAAACGGACCGAGAGCCAAGGAATATGGGCCAGCTAAGTTCAATCATGAACGAATAGCCAAGATATGGTCGGTTGTGTTAGCAAGAGAGGTAACTGCTGAAGAGGTAGTTGCTTGTATGATAGGAGTTAAATTAGCTAGGTTAGCTGAAACAATGGAACACGATGATTCGTGGACAGATATTATTGGGTATGCAGCACTAGGTGGAGAGATTGTTAATCATGAAAAAGAAACATCAATTTAATTTAGCCGACATGGGGGGCGATTGGTTTAAAGCGAAAGGACCAGAAGAAATGCCAGACTTAACTAATGAAGATATAAAGGAAGTAGCAGCAATCGGATTAGAAAGTGATTGGTCACCTCCTTCATCTTTCCCTGATCTAACCAAGTGCGATAGAATAGCCGTTGACTTAGAAACAAGAGATCCTAATTTAATGAAACTCGGACCAGGGTGGTGTAGAAAAGATGGTTATGTAATTGGTGTGGCTGTCGCTGCAGGAGATTTTATAGCTTACTATCCAATAAGACATGAGGGTGGTGGTAACATACCACCCCAAAAAGTTTTTACCTGGTTAAAAAAACAAATGGAAACACCGCACATAGAAAAAGTATTCCACAATTCTATGTATGATTTAGGTTGGCTTAGAGCCGAGGGCATTGAAGTTCAAGGCAAGATTATAGACACAATGATCGCAGCACCTTTGTTAAATGAAAACAGAAGATACTATAATTTAAATTCGCTTGCAGGAGAGTATCTTGGCGAGTGGAAAAACGAAAAAATAATGAATAAAGCAGCAGAATATTTTGGTGTAGATCCAAAATCTGGAATGTGGCAATTACCTAGTCGTTTTGTTGGTGCGTATGCTGAACAAGATGCTAGTGTCACATTAAAGCTTTGGGATCATTTAAGACCTCTGTTAGATAAAGAAGAGTGTAATGCCATATTTAATTTGGAGTCTTCTTTGTTACCGGTTTTGTTAGACATGAAAACAAAAGGTGTTCGTGTTGATGTAGACAAGGCAGAGGGTGTTAAGAAGATGTTGGCTAAAAGAGAGAAAGAACTACTACAAGAGGTGGTCAAAGATACCGGTCTCTCTATTGAACCTTGGGTCGCCACATCTATAGCAAAAGTGTTTGACTCCCTTGGGATCCACTATCTTCGCACAGAAAAGTCTGGGGCACCCATGTTTACAAAACAGTTTCTCTCTAATCACCCCCACCCCATTGCGGCAAAGATTCTTAAAATTAGGGAACTTAACAAAGCGAACACGACATTTATTGAAACTATTCTTAATCATTCTCATGAGGGTAGAATTCATTGTGATTTTAATCCTTTAAGATCCGATGACGGAGGTACAGTTACAGGTCGTTTTAGCTCAAGTAACCCCAATTTGCAACAGATTCCTGCACGAGATCCTGAGATCAAAAAATTAATTCGTGGTTTGTTTATCCCGGAGGAGGGCCACAAATGGGGTTCCTTTGATTATGCATCACAAGAGCCAAGATGGTTAGCCCATTATTGTGGTAGCTTGACAGGTCAAAATAAACATCCTCAGATAGATCAAGTGATAGAAATGTATAATAAAGGAAATGCTGACTTTCATCAGATGGTAGCCGATATGGCAGGCATATCTCGTAAGAATGCCAAGACAGTTAATCTTGGAATTATGTATGGTATGGGTAAGAAAAAACTAGCCGATGTTATGGGTGTTGACGAAGAAGAAGCTACAAAACTTCTAGATACATATCATGAAAAAGTTCCTTTTGTTAAGGGCATAGCAGAAAGAACATCAAGTCATGCAAAGGAGCATGGTGTTATTAGAACATGGTTAGGTCGTAAATGTAGGTTTGATATGTGGGAGCCGGTGTCATATGGATACAACAAAGCTATGCCTCTTGCTGAAGCACAAAAAGAATATGGCGGCAGAAATAGAATAAGAAGAGCATTTACATACAAAGCTTTGAATAAACTAATCCAAGGTTCGAGTGCCGACCAAACAAAAAAAGCTATGATAGAATGTTATAAAGAGGGATTGACTCCAACTTTAACAGTTCATGACGAATTATGCTTTAACATAAAGGATCAAAAAGAGGCAGATAAGATTGTTGATATCATGTCAAACTGTATACCAAATCTTAAAGTGCCTTTTGAAGTTGACTCTGTGTTGTGCGACAATTGGGGCGAAGTAGATTAATAAGTAGACTTGACATAAAGATCGTGTAGTTCTGACATAGGATCTTGCTCTGGCTTCTCATTTTTAAAAACTTCGTAGGCATGAGACTTGATATTTGATCTATGTATACCTATATCTTTTAATGTAGCATCATCCAAACTATTTAATGCAGTTATTGTTCTTCCTATTTTAAATTTATAAAACCAATTTGATAACATTTAGTACTCCTTTTCTATTATTAGTTATACATTCGTTCCGCAAAATAAAAAACATAGGAAAAATGAATTACATAAATGCCAAAATAGCATCAATTGATGTTAGTCTATGTATAATAAAGATACAAAAGAAAAGGTTGTTTTAGGTAGTAATCCTACCAAAGCCTTATGTTTCAACGATTCTGAGGCATTTGAGAGCCTCGTTTTTTGACTGATTTCATAATTTCTGCTCGTTTATGGTTTGAAAGCTTAGACCACACAGATATCTCATCTAAAGTTCTAAAACATCCAATGCATATATTATCTTCTATTTTGCAGACGTTTTGGCACGGGCTTACAATAGGCTGTGATCTTTCTGAACTTGGCATCTGGGTATGGAATCTCTGGTTGTTCGTTT